CATTTCTGGAGTAAGGTAATCTATGGCATGTTCAAGATTTAGCCAAGATGTCTTGCCTGATTCTGTTGGGTTTGGATTTGCCACAATCCACAAACTTCTAAATGGAAATGGCTTATATGTTCTATTTGGTATGTCAGCATGCCATGGCATTTCACTCATGCCTAATCGTTTTGCTGTATTAGTTATTGGACTTAATGTCATTTCACCGTGTTCAGTATCTACGGACTCTACGCTTTCTCTAGAGTAGGCATAATCATCAGGTTGCCACGGTGATCCAAAGTGTAAACTAAACTCTGCGTATTCAGTATTGGTAAATTTAACTTGTTTAAAGAATATTACTTTTCGTTTGTATATTAAATTACGCCAATAGTCAGCATCATATAAAAAGAATTCGGCTGGCGATTCTAATTGTATAATTGAACCCCAACTGCTATGTATATCAGTTATTTTCATGATAACCTTGCATCTATGATAAAGTTTATTCTGTCCTCATTGCTGCGATTTTCTAACCAGTGCGGCACATGATTATTAACCCAGAATAATGAATCGTTTTCTAAAGTACATTCTTCATTCCTAATTACAAAGATGTTTTCTTCAGCAGCAGTAACAGTAAAATGAAATCTGTCATAGTAACTAAAATATTTTCCGCTATCAGTATGCGTGTCAATAGTGGATTTAGCTGCTAATTTGCTGATAAAAATTCTACCAAATTCAACATGTTCTGCTCCGGTGGTTAATAGAATTTTTTCGAACCAAGTTATAGCTTTTTTAAAAACATCAATATCGGCTTGTTCCAGCGGTTGTATATCCATCCATTGATTAGCTTGTGTAGTATCTGAACCATCTGGGAGATCTTTTAACGCATATAAATGTATAGTTTCGGTAAATCGTAGTGCATGTGTTAATCTCTGTCTATTTGTAACTAGTTTCCATAAGTCACTGTTGATAGTATCAGAAAAATAAGTTCTTAGTTCTTCACCTAATTCTTTGTTTTCTCCTATTCTGAAATAGTTTAGATCACCGACAAATAGTTTGAACGGACTAACTAAGCTGTTCATATATTGCCTCCAATTGGTAGTAATCTTCTGTGCTTTTGTTTTAGGAATGAACAACGCACTACTGTATCTCTTTCTGGTAACATGCGATTGTATAGTATTTGCCAATAATTATTGTATAAGCATCTTGTTTTTGCAGGAACAATACATTCATCTACATATTTGTATCTTAGATTAAACACTATATCTACCAACCCAATATCATCTGCATCAATTAGGGAATAAAACTTTAATCTACCCATGCTTTCATTGTATGCCATTGCAGAACTTATCAATGTGTAAAGTTCATCTTTTGTGTCATTTGATTTTATATCAGTGATGTACCAACATGCGTCATCACGACTCATATAAAATGATACAAAAGAAGTTATGCTGCCATCTTTTTGTTCTATACCGAATGCCTTGTAACTAGTTAACCCTGATAGATAAGTGTCAATAAATCGTTGATATAACACATCAACTGTAAACAAAGGTTTAATAAGTTCTCTGTATAATAAATTTAATTCTACGATTTTCATGCCAATCCTTTTAATTGCTGTATTACTGTATCATAATGTATGCCATCTACATTGGCTTCTAGCCTTTTGATTTGTGTTCTTCCTAATTCTCTGTACACTTCTTGATTAAAGTCTAGTAACCTTTCAAATCCATGTGTTTTTGATTTAGGTCTAGTTTTATACAGAGTAGATAAAATTGAGTTTTTACTGCTGGCAGAGTTTAGCTTGTAGTTGTAACGATTAGACACAAGTTCTTTTACTAAAGGATTTTCTAACCAATATAATAGCAACTCAGGCGTATAACTAAACCATTCATTTACCAATGGCACTCCAAATTTATCGGAGAACCGCATAGCACTAGCATCTTCATTTTCTCTAAGTGTATAATACCAATAACTATCATTAAGATTTACTTGTCTAGTAAGTAATGCTTCTCCACCCATGACTGCTGGAGCACCTAGTTTTAATACACTTCTGTAAACCATAATATAAGTTATCTGAGTACATTGTATTTGCTCACCAAACTCTTTAGCTTCGCCTGAATAGTAAAAATCCTCAATATCTATATCAATAATATCTAGATTAACACCCAACTCATCAGCTATTGCTTGCGCTTCAACTAAATCACTGGCATTGTAGTCATTTTTGAATCTAAGAGTAACACAGTGTGGTTTGAATCCCGTTGCTACGAAATTTCTTAGTACTATTTCACTGTCTGTGCCACCCGATAAAAATAATACAAGATCCTTGCCAAAATCATTTCTTACTAATTGAGCAGTACGATGTAATTCTTCAGCATATGAACTAGCAGCATATCGTTCTGGGTCTATTGCTCCAACTCTTACTGAATACTTTTCTGTTGAGTTTGTTCTATAGTCATAGTTACGCCCGCCTATGCTATATACAAGATGATTATTATGTGTGAAGTTTGTCATTGCGCTCTTGCCAAATTTTCTGTCTGCTTTCTTTAGTCGCAATCAATGGTAGAAAGATTAAACTAAAATCCCACTCACTTGATTTACCACTTACGCTGGATCCGAAATCATAGCTACTTGCTTTTTCATGATGGTTGTTGTGCCAACCTTGCCCCCATGTTATCCATGCTAGCAATGAAACATTCTGGCTATTGTCCTTAGTTTCAAAATTCCTATAACCCATATTTTTAGTATGGCAGAATACATTAATATTGCTTTCCATATACAAACTCAATGCAGCTGGCACAATGAAACCAAATAGCAACAGTTCCCAACTAATTAAACCTACTATAACATAAGTCACAAGAATAATATAGTTATAATTCTTGGCTATCCATACGTGCATGGGATCTCTGACCAAATCTATTGCGTACTTAGGATTAAAGTATTTGTCCCAATCATGTAACCACATGTGCCAAGCATACCACCGGCCCTTGGAGGGCGTGTGGGCATCTTTTTCCGTGTCGCTGTGTCGGTGATGACTACCTCTATGTACTGCTGCCCAGCCGAGCGGACTACCTTGTAGGGATAAGCAACTAATCCAGAGTAATATTGGTTTTAATCCAGGCCTTATTTCAACTGCTTTGTGACTAACATATCTATGTAGTACTACCGCAACGCCAAGCCCTTCTATTATGATCCAGCCAATTAGCAATTGCCAAAAATTGGTCCATGTAAAATCAAAAAATGTAAGAAATAATATTGTACCTATCCATGCTATAGTATGTATTGGATAGAGTATGTAGTGCAAGAATGAATTTATTTTAGGCATATGGTATTTAATTAAATAGACTATGATGAAAAAAATAGTTGATTTTGCTACAAATTTTGATACGCATCTGTGGGAACAATATCAAGAATATCTCATTAACACAACCGACGATCTTAAAGAAAATTATATAGGATTAGATCCTAGAAATTTTTTATCATTTCCAGTTGTTATTATAAATGATAAAATTGTATGTTTTAGTGCGTTACAAATTAGTGATGAACGTTGGGCAAAAGGTATTGGAAGATGTAGTACTAGAATGTGGATACATCCAGACTATAGACATGGATTATCTAAGTTTGGCGGTGGCGATAAGTTCCTTAATACAACTTACTGCTTACCTGTACAATTTAATGTAGCCAAACTAAACAATCTTGACTGTTTATTTATTAGTCGTGAACATAATCTGCTTGCGTTCAACAAATACTTAGAGTTAATTAAAACAAATTGCTCTATTGATTTTACTATGGAATATTCAAAGTATAATGTATGTGGTACTAAAGATCCCATACCTGAAAGTTGTCAACAATGGGTTATGTTACATCATCTGACTGATAAGGGCCCTGAACTTTGGTATAATAATATGTCACAATACATATTATAATTTTACTTGCTTAAGCCACTCGTAGTATTCAAATAACCCTTGTGCTAGGTTAACATCAGGGTGATATCCAAAATCTGTTTTTGCTTTTTGTATGTTTAGTTCGCCTCTTATAGGAAATGCGGGGTCTCGTTCTTTAACTACTACAGTTCCTTTGCCAACTATTTTGGTTACTAAGTTGGCAGCTTCTAATAAAGTATGTGATTTGCCACGAGATATATTATATGTTTTATTTAATGAACCCACACTAGTCGCGGCTAGTGCTATGCCAAATGCAGTATCACCGACAAACGTAAAGTCAAGTACTTCATCAGCACCGTTAACTATCAACTTATCATCATGCATAGCAGCAGCAAAAAACTTACTAATAACTCTATCTTCTACATCATATGGCCCATATACAGCACTAGGGCGAACTATAGTATGGGCTAAGCCATATTGTCTAGTATAATCACGAACTAACCATTCGCCTGCTAGTTTCATTATGCCGTATTGCCCTATGGGCGAACATACAGCATCTTCATTGATGCTTTTATGTTCAAAGTTGCCATACACCATACTTGAACTAGCATACACAAATCGTTTAACACCATGTTTAACAGATAGTTCAAGCAAGTTTAATAATCCTTCACTCATAACTTTACTTCCAGTAGTGGGATTTTTGTTAACAACTTTTTGTCTAGGAAAACTGGCTAAATGTATAATAACATCAATGCCTTCAAACAGCTTATCACTCAACGGTTCTGTGATATCAGCAATAGTGATATTAGGAGATTTAATTCTACATATTCTCTTAAACATTAGGGAATCTAATTCACGCTTTGGTATAATACCATAATCAGTTATATTATCCACAATAGAAACATTATGTTTTAGTCGTCCTAAAACAATAGCTACATTGTGCCCTATAAATCCCATGCCGCCAGTAATTAATATGTTCATTTAATATCTTTCCACTTCAATGTCCAAAATGTTTGATCTTGCTCGGTGAGCTTGGCAATAACATTATATCGGTATCCATAACTCAAAGAATCTGGCATACGATGCCATTCAGGAGGTTCTATAGCGTGTTCCATAATCCATTTTCCCATCTTACTTTCTTGCCATTCCCAAAGAGGATTGGCAGCGTAGATATCAGGATCTTCTACATCGCCTATCACAAATGTGTGTACTATTATGCCACTAGAAATTCGGTCACCATGGGAAATATTGATTCAAGTGCTTTCGCACAGGCTACTGCCACTTCCCTATGTTCTTTTTGTGTTTCTGGTCCACTTCTCAATTCTACATAATGTAGCCAACTTCTAAGGCTACCACTCATATACAATCTACTTAGAGTAAGTCCTTCTGGTAATACAGCACGAGCTTGTTCCTTAGCAATACCATTTGTAATAGCCCAATTATACGAATGTTCAACAGCAGAAATAACTTCTTCTTGTTTCCATTTCCATTGTTCCATTAGATTTTGTTCTGTCAGTGATGAACCAGTTAACACAATACTATTCTGACGATTTTTAGTATCTTGTAATCTGGTTTCCTTTAATTCCCACCCTAGATCAGCGACAGCATATCGTTGACTAAACTCTTGAAAACTAAAACTACGATGACGCAATATTTGTCGTGCGATATCTCTGGTTACTTCAATTTCTAAACAAGCACTGACCATTTCAAGGGGTGACCAGTGATGATGCTTAATGAGATAGCGAATAAGTTTTTCGCTTGTGTCTGTGTTATTTTGGTTAGCAGGATTGCTAACTCTGGCGCAGTAAGCAACTAGTTCTTGAGCATTTACTATGCCCTGTGCTTCTAGTTCCTTACTGGGCTGACTTGACGATACTAATGTTACTTTCAAAGTTTTCCTAATAATTTATCTGTTTCAGGTTGTACTAACGCTGCTACACTTTTAATGTCTACTATAAATTCAACATCTTTGATCTCTGTGTCTAGCTCACTAAATGTTCTAGCAACTAGCTGCTCAAGATCATCCATATTTAAACCTTGTTTAGTAAGAGTATGTATATTGATTGTGCGTTGTCTACCATTAGTTAGCTTAAACACAATTTTTTTAATACACTCAAGTGGGACATCAGTTTTGTTAACTTCTTCAACAATGATTTCCCACTGACTCAGCAAATCATCAGTTGGCTGCATCGCTCACCGTTGCTTCTGCTTTCGGTGGACGACCACGCCGCTTAGGTGCTTCTGGTACAGGAGGTGTCCATGTCGCTTCTGCTGGGTTAACACCAGGCACCATACGCTCTGCATCTTTTTTCATACGAGCAGCTTCAGAAATCATATTAGTGGCTTCTATTTCCATGCGTTTAGCCTGTGCCAACATGTTAGCAGCAATTGCTCGGTCACTTAACACACCATCAACTGGGGCGATAAGATTTTCTGTTGGCTCAGTATAACGATTTTGCGCTTCTGTTTGTTTGGCAAGCTGTTCATCTTTATAACGAGCTTCAGCAGCACGTTTAACAGATGGATCAACCATTCCACGAGAAGCTTCATTTTCTTCCATCTTCTTACGAGCTTCTTCGCCTTTATTCATTTCATTGACCATCTTGTTCATTTCATCTAGGCGCATTTTAGCATTGCCGCCTGGAGTCATAAGAACATCCGAGCAACGAATTTTCTTGATCATTCTTTCATTGTGCAATGTTTCTAAAATTGGACGACCATCTGGAAGTAATGAACGATGTAAAGCGTCTGCCAAACAATTTTCATTCTGTCCAACTGGACTTTCTACTACACGCTGAATAGCATCTTGCCATGTGGCATTTAATACTTCAGGGTAGACTACCAAACACATATGATCTTCGTTTGGTACTTCTCTGTACAATACGAGAACCTTACGGTCTCCGTGTTTCCCTACATGTTTAATCATTTGTGCCATTTTATACTCCTTGTGTATTATCGCTGAGTGGCTCAGCTGAGGCTTGCGCCTGCTGTACTACTGAATTAAGAAAAATTGTCAGCTTGTCATAGACAGCTCCAACTTGAGATAATTCTGCTCCCTGGAATGCTCCACGGGTAGCTGCTAAATCAATGATGCTGCGAAGAGCATCTAGATCTGCTACTGTAATTGGTTGTATAGGTTGATTTGTGTTTTCCATACAACTATTTAATATACATTATAACATACTGAAAATAAAAATGCCCCAATTAAGGGGCATTTTGGTAATACTCACACTGCTTATTCTTCGTCGTATGATGCCCACTCACCATGAGTTGGATCAAACGAATCATTGCTATGCACAATCCAAACTGTATCGCAATAATTCTCGTCACCGAATCCATTGAAGTATCCGTCTGTGAAAATAACTAGACGTTTAGGCTCAATTTCATTGTCTTTGAAATATTTGAATACACAATCTACGTCGGTACCACCACCACCTTTAACTTCATAATCACAGATAGTATCAAGATTATCGCTGTTATATTGCTGTGGATTATAGGCTTCTGTGTCCCAAGTAATAATATGAATCTTATACGCAGGAAACGAATCCATAATACCTTGTACTTCAGACAAGAATTCTTTGAGCATTTTACCGCTGATAGATCCCGATGCATCAATAGCAATACCAATATCAATCATAGGTTCTAATTTCATGCCTGGCATAACAGCATCCATATCCCAACCTTTGCGACCAGTGCGCATCCAAGTAAAGTCTGATTTGATAGTAGACTCAAGTTGCATACGAAGCAGTTCACGCCAGTTCATCTTTGGCTCTGTCATATCTTCAATCATGCGGCGAACACCTGCAGGCAAATTACCAGCCTGGTCTGACGCAGCAGCTGCAGCTAACACAGCTTCTTTGATTTCATCACGGATAGCGTCTTTTTCGGCTTGTGTCAATCTACGCGGACCTTTGCTTTCACCGTCTTCATCACCTTCGCCATCACCGTCGCCATCGCCGTCTAAGTGATCATCAAGCAATTGATCAATAAGGTCTTGCATACTGATTTTGTCAGCATTTTGTTGTAACAAATCATAAACTTGTTCAGCACTCATGCCATCATATTTTGAATCATGTAAGCAGCCCACTGTGGTAATTTTTTCACCAACACGGTGTTTAACTAGATCGGCATTTACGCAATAGTCAGCAGCAACGTTGAATAATTGTTTATCACGACTACCAGCACGACCCATATGATCGTATACGCAATGTAATACCTCGTGACCAAAAAGAAATTCAATTTCTTTTGGTCGTAGCATATTAATAAAGCGACTATTGTAATAAAAGTGACGACCATCAGTGGCAGCAGTAGACAGCCACTCGTCGGCATTTACTAATTTAAGGCGGGTAGCTAAGTTGCCGAAAAAGCTGGCACGAAGCAATAAACCTACACGGGCTGTGATAAGTTTTTCACGAACGATAGCATCAATTTTAGGATCCATTGGACCTAAAATGTCTTTAAGGCTTTCGCCTTGTTTTTTGTTTGCACTAGTACCGGCAGTAGCCATGGTGTAATCCTTAGTTGTTAATGTGTAACTATTATAGTAGCACATGATTTAATTGTCAAGTATTGAATTTCAGTTTAAAAAATATTAATGCTTCGTCATTCTTTAGATATATTCGTCTGTGTTTAAATTCACTATCCCATGCCCAGTACTCGCTACGGCTTGGCATCACAAATTCTGTTGATGGACCCCATGTTTCCCAACACCAGTTACGGGCATTGACAAACTGTTGATCATATACAGAGTTATTATATGTATATTTTGCATTCCAAATGGGAGCCACTGAATATTTGTAAAACAGGTGTCCGTTATGTCGTTTATCTAGCGTTGTTATTCTATAATCCATCTAATTCCTAACCAAGATTTAAATATTTTAGCACAAACCACGAATGTGCTGCTTCATTGAAGAAATCAAGATGAACTGCTTGACCGGAGGAAAAGAAAGAATTAGTAGTGTCAAAAGACATTGGTGCTTGATGATATCTCACAGTAAATCCAAGCTCTCTTTTAAGACGCCATGATATCGCAACAGTTGCCACTCCGAAATCTTGTTTGATTTTCTCTTTGATGCGATTCCAATCTTCTTCATACTTAAAAATAACTAGATTGTGTTTAACTTTAATTTTCATGTTTGCTATGTTTTAATAAAAATATAAGATGTTTTTGTTCGTCTATGATAGTGTAAGTTGGCAGAGTATAGCCTTCAGAATCCGATTCTATGACTACTCCATACACATCACGCATGTATTGTTTGAAGCCATGTAAAGTACTACCATCTGAGCTATATGCTCTCTGAACATGGTATTCATTCTTGGCAGATTTTAACCGTAGCCAATAAGAATTTCTACCGGCTACGGTATCTAATCTTGCTTCTGCGGAGTTATAGAAATCGTCTTTCACATCATGCCAAATTTTAATGAGTACATCATGTAAGCAGTCTCGTCCATAAAAATTTTATCCATTAATATGTTCCAGCCTTTGCCTGATACTAAATTAGCCTCAGGCCCTCCGTAACTTTCTATTAGCCAATCATGAACATCTTGACTATAGCGAATACGATATACTGAAGTGTCAACCCATTCTTTGGTATCATGATTATACCATTTCTTTAGAACACAGTTAACGCTCATATCTTATTGTCTTTTGGCCATGGAAATGGTCTCCAACCTAGCCTGACAAAATCAGCTAACACCTCTTCTGTAACTTCACCCTCTGGCATGAATCCGTATCTTACATCGGTTTCATCTAAATCATCACCATTGATGCCTGAACAGTAGTAGTCCATGTAATCTTCATTACAATTCCTAAGATCAGCCACCATACCACCAGCGCCACGCCAAGTGGTACTCCAGTACTCGTCCTTAAGTACACTCCATACTTCTTGTGGTTGCCAGCGCATGTTACATACAGCTGCGTACACATTCTGTGCGTAGGTATCATTTTGTAATTTAGCCATTATAATGGCGTCATTTTTTATATCTTCTTCTAAATCACGATCCATTACGGTCCCCATCTCATTAAAAAGTTTATACGATCATAGTCGTTATCAAATTTTAACACCATTCCCTCTTGGTGGTCAATACCTCGTGGTAAAATTTCTGCCATCCAGTTTAATACTTCACGCTCATTGGCAATCCACCAATGCACACCTACAATTACTAGACAGAAGCTGCCATCCGCGAGTCCTGGTAGCAATTGAAATTTCTTTTGGCCTAGATTAGCTTTTTGGGTTACCATTCTCATAATTCAATTTTGTTAGCATTATTAATACTTACATCTGTTTCTGCAGGAAGAAATATCCAGTTGTCATGTGTATGCGTGTATGCTACATAATCTAACCTTTTGAAAATCTGTTTTACTTTATCTGTATCAGTCTTATACATTTCTAAAAAGCAAATAGGACGATGTTTTGTTAGAGTTTCAATTCCACCAATTAGAGCTAAATGCTCCATGCCTTCAATGTCCATTTTGATAAAGTCAACGGCTTCGTTAAAGCTATCTATTGTAACACAATCAACTACTTCACTGCCAGTTTTGGTCATGTATTGATTGTCTGAGATTCGGGGTGCCATCAACTCCAATCCACCAAAGTTATTAGACAGATGATAGTCTGGTAAATCAATTTTTATAGCACTTTCATCACCGTTGCTAACAGCAACATGTTCACATTCAACATTAGTAAGTCCATTGATAGCCACATTACCACACAACATATAATAAACTTGTCGTTGTGCTTCAAATGATCTAATGGAGATCTTATCTCCAAAAAGTTTTGACATTGACACAGTATGCGTACCGATATTTGCGCCAATGTCATAAAATTTAATACAGGGCTTTTCCAAAAGTAGTACATCTACAATTGACTTGATTAAATCAATTTCTTCTTGTCCCCAAAAACCAGATTGCTCAATACTGCGACCAATATACTGGTCATTGGCATTAATAATCATAGAGCCGTATGTAGAATTAACTACTTTAGTTGGAATCACATTCATTTTATTTCCTGTATTATTTGTTAATTATATCGTAAAAACTCTACTAAGTCAAGTATTTATTTGCGATATTTTTTATTACGCATAAATAATTGTATGAAAATATTATGCCAATACGGTTGCGGAAACCCAGCAACTCATATCACCAAGGGAAGTCTAAAATCAGGTACATTTAAGGGTGCTCCAGTACACCAATGTTCTAAAAGTGCTAATTCTTGCCAAGCAGTTAAAGACAAAAAAGTATTATCAAGTTTATCAAAATATGGTACCGAATATCCATGGCAAACTAAGGAAATTAGTGATAAGCGAAACGCAACTAATATAGAAAAATATGGCCATACTGTTAGTTTAATGAATTTAGAAGTTAAAGCTAAGCGTAAAAAAACTATGTTAGAAAAATATGGTGTTGAAGAACCTACACAAAATGAAGAGATACGAAATAAAGCAGCAGCTGGAATGAGAGCTGCCCACGCAGCTGATCCCAGTATAACTGCTCAATCAGTTATTACTAAAAGAGAAAAATATGGAGATGATTGGAGTTCTATAGTAAAAAAGAAAAAAGATACAGAAATAGCGAATGGTCGTTGGATAGATCCTTCTAAAAAAACAGAATGGAATCTTTACAAGTTTCAATGTCGTAAACTAACTGCTATAAATTATAAAAAATTTAAAAATATTATAAATCCAAATGATTTGCCAATCGGGATATGCCAGTATCAGATAGATCATATATATAGTATGCGGGTAGGATTTGAAAATAACGTTGATCCAACAATTATCGCACACATAGCTAATTTAAGGTTAATGTGGCATGTAGATAATAAGTCAAAACATATCCGATGCGATCAAACACTTGACGAGCTAATGGATAAAACAAAAGGAGCCTAAGCTCCTTTTGCCAACTAGGGTAGTGCGAACACAGCCCAGTAACTCACTACCCCGGTTGATTAAGCCGAAGCATTGAGGATGTATTTTCCAAAGCGTTTGTGAAAGTCATCAAAGTTTTTCAACTTTGTTGGTTGAAATGGGAGATTATACACGGTCAAGGCGATCCTTGCTCCCATAACTACCAATTCTGTCTCAAAGTTCTTCATCATGTAAGCAAAGAAGAAGTCAGACATAGCGTGAAACTTTTTGTCATCAATTTTCTTCTCTACAGCATCTTTCAACTCGTAGCACATTGAAATAACCAATGAGTACATAGCTGAAATTTCTTTAACATCAAGGGTTGTAACTTTACCTGACAAAATATCTTCAGGCTTAGGCATACGACCAGAAATCTTACGGTGAGCGTTAAACTTGATAGCAAGTCCTTCGCCAATCGTACCTGAAATCAGGTTAGTAAGCGTTTCTTCGTCAGTTGTATCATCTGACAACAGTTGGCTCACAAAGCTCCATGAACGAGGAGTTGGGAAAGCACGGCTAGCCGACTTGTTGTTACGCTCTGCCAAGTCTTGCTTGTTGGAGCCCAAGTAACCGATAACGTCTTTGTGCTGTTTATGCAACACAGCCCAATCTTGCCATGAAGCAAAATCTACTTTCAATTCTTGATGAATGAAACGATTTGCCAGTGGAGTAGGCATACGATAAGTAACACCTTTATCACTTTCACGATTACCAGCTGCTACCATAACAACGTTCTTTGGCAGTTTATATTTACCAATACGACGGTTAAGAATCAACTGATACGCAGCAGCTTGTACGCTAGGCGCAGCACTGTTCATCTCGTCAAGGAACAGAACAACAATTGGATGTTTGCTAGATTCTTCTTCATCAGGCAAGTCGATTGGTGGAGCCCAATCCATTTTGCCAATGTCACGATTATAGAACGGGATACCACGAATATCTGTGGGTTCCATTTGACCTAAACGAATGTCAATCATTTGGCCGCCAAGTTCATTGGTAATATCTTCTACCAATTCTGACTTACCAATACCTGGAGGGCCCCACAAGAAAATTGGGCGTTGATGTTTGAATGCCGCTAACAATGAGCGACGGGCTTGTACTGTATTTACTTCACGAGTGTCCGACATGGGCTGTGTTTCCTTAAAAGATTTAAATTAAAAAGTTAATTGTTTGCACTGAACTGATATTATAATACTACTTTAATTAATTGTCAACTAATCTTTGAGGCTTTGTTTTTTTTGCTACAAAATTTCGGTGACAACTAAACTTACAAAGCTATTGTAGCTGAGCATGAATTAATTGTCAACTGAAAATTTAATATTATCTACCGCGACCTGCGGAACGTGTCGGAGGCTTCTTACCCGGAGTCATAGTAGGTGCTTTCTTAGATTTTTTTTCTACCACAGGAGTTCCATCAGGTTCAATATGATGAATACCTCGTTTCTTGTCTAGTGCTTGTTTAAGTAAGTCTGATGTTTTACTCATTTCTTCTCCTTTACTTTTTGTTTTGTATGATATGCTACTGCTCCGATGCTACTACTTGGATCTCCCGGATTAGGTAGTGTCCACACTTTTGCGTAGTCAATCATTTTTCTAGCGCCACGATTCATGGCACAACCACCCATGAATACCAAGTTATCAGAATTGATAAACCATCGGGCTAATCCAACTATCCCACTTATCTCTTCCTCAAATACCAGCTGTACAGCTGCCGCTATATCTTTGATATCTTGTTCGTCTTCAATTTCATATGGCCAATCTCTAACACCACGATGTAGATTTCTGGTAAGTATAAGATCGCTTCCTATGTAATCTTTTACAGTGTCATAGTATTGCGTAGGGTCACCTTCGGCGCTTAACTTTTCTAATTTACCTTCGTCTTGAACGGGTGTGAATCCGCATAAGTGAGTGAAAGCACTATAGAACAGTCCTAGGCTATTTGGATAACTACGACTCCATACTTTCTTTAGTTGATTATCACTACCATGCCAGATTGTTGCTGACTCAAACTCGCCTATAGCATCTAATACTATCACAGCGCATTCATCATAGGGACTTGTATAGTATCCAGCTGCTGCATGACTAGCATGATGTGGAGTGTATGTAACAGGAATATGTCCTAGATCCCATTTAGCAAGTTGAAATCTTGGAATTGTTGATGTATCAAATGCTGTCTTATATTGCCCAGCGTACAGTTGTCTAGCTTTCTTAAGCCAAGGTCGTTCATACCAAAAAATATGATCAGGTTCTCCGTGCTTACGAAACAGATCATGTATTTCTCCGATACTTAGTGTATCACTATTGTATGTGTATTGTGTGTATGTGTTGTCGTTAAACACAGCAATACTACTGCCATGATTAAGAGCGTTGATTCCCCAGTATTTCATTTGTAAATGAACGGATCTTTTTCGCGTAATTCTTTAAGCCGTTTCTTAAATGCTTGTTTTTCTTTGTATCTATGATATGGCGTTAACAGCCAATTGATAAGTTTTTTCATATATTACCTTTTTTTAATGGCTGGCCAGGGTGGGCACGATCCACCGACCCACAGATTAACAGTCTGTTGCTCTACCAACTGAGCTACTGGCCAATTGTACTACTAAACTATGGTGCCCCTGGATAGAATCGAACTAACGTCTGATGATTACAAGTCAACTGTTTTACCATTAAACTACGGGGGCTTTTACTACAGTAACTACTATTATACTACAAAATAAAAGCAGAGTCAACTATTATATTGACTCTGCCGGCTCCACCACCTCTTACGAGGACACTACAGGTACTGCTTCGACGAATCCTTTGCGAGATTTAACAATACGAATACGATTCTTAATTTTAGCTTTGTCTTTGGGACGACTTGACTTACTTAATAATTCTTCTAACTGATGTACATTCAATGGACCTAAACGAGCCTTGCCTGTTTTAGTTTTCATTGGATCTGCTATTTGATTTCTTTGATTGCCTGTTGCTGCCATGTTATTTCCTTGTTGTAATTACTTATATTGTAAAGTTATAGTGGGTAAATTTAATCCCATGTATTGCCTTTCAATAACAATTTTGTAAATTCATCGACTGACATGTCATTGCGTAAACTAGTATTAATATAAAATTCATCAAAAAATAATTCCTTAAATTCTGGTATATTCTCAAATCCAGTAAGTTTTGGTCTAATTTCCATCTCTGGCCAAATTTTATATAATACAAATGCTTTTAGCGCATAGTGATTCATCCAACCATGCGGACCCATTAATGCTTTTTCATATTTGATCCAATATCTTACATCTGGATCCAATAACCATGCTAACCAAGCTTCAGGAGTATAACAAAAAAAGTTAGCAGTATTAACAGATTCACGATATGCCATTTCATACACTGCGATGGTAGATGTTGTTGGGGATTCACCTACATATACTCCGTATTGAATTGGTTCTTCTTGGTTGTATCGTCTATGTGTTTCAATTGACAAATCACCACCACCCCTGACACAAAAATACTCATGACAAAATGTTTTGAACATCATTACATTAAATAGATATGAAATATTTACTTTATAATATGGTTCGGCTGGATTATTTGTTTCTCGTATTTGTTTAAATTTATTAACTAAATCATTAAATTCAATGTTAACTTCGTGATATTTAATATTGTATTTTTTAATAAATGATCTGGCATACATAACGTCATGCTCATTTGCGATTACTCCATTATGTATTATATTTGCGTATACCGCTTCAAATTGAATCCCAGTTTCTAAGAATGATCTTGCTGTTACTTCAGAATCTACTCCACCAGACATTCCGACTAATATTGGTTTGTTGGCAGCGTTGCCTATTAATCTAGCTGCCCTAAGACATTCATCTTTGAATGAAGTAGGTATATATTCTACTTGTCCTGGTTCAGTCCAGAATTTTTGATCTTTGTCATTAAAATTGTAAACTCCATCACCCCATCCGAATTTCAAATGATTTTTGTGTGTAAACTGTGGCATTCATTTTCCTTGAGACAGATACTTATAATGCTAACATTGCTTGATTATTATTTCGTCTAATGTTTTGTCTAATGCTACTGTGACTATTAACCTAGGTTGCCCACTTGTATATATTGTATGGGCACAATCAGTGCGTACAAAAGCACTAGGTGTTAATAGATTTGTAACTTCTTCAGATGGTTTACCTAGAAATTCCCATCGTTCATCGGGTGTAGCGCCTGGAATAGCTTTACTAACATAGGACTTTCCTGTGATAGTGGTAAATGGATGATCAATTAATCTTTCATCGCCCCATTTCATTGTATCCCACCAAACCATACTGTCTTCAGGATTGCCCAACACCATTACATTGAATCTAGATTTAATTTTAAAAATATCACCGCTACTAAACTTTGCATCAATATGCGGATTACCTCTGACTAACTCTTTTGTGTTGCTAAGAAATACATTTATGCCGTAATAGCTAGTATCACAATTATATTTCAACAAAAATGATCTTAATTCTCTTCCTGGTAAACTTGCTTGCCATTCTGCTTGACTTTTAGAATCACTTTGAGTAATGTCTAGATCATGAAAAAAGATATCGTTATATCGGTGTTGGTATCTACTAAGTATCCAAGTTATTGCTGCATTACTAAACTTAAATTCTGTTTTGTGATAAAAATTACTCATTTTTTCCAATATGCTCTAAGATCTTCTGGCATAGTATGAATAGAACGATCTAGAAGTAAATTGATATTGTCGTAACTATCATTGCCAGTCCAAGGAGCACCTAATGCTAATGTAACTTTAACTTCATTAGCATTATTTACCATGCCATGCGGCCAGCCGCCATCCATGATAAATGCGCCTTCGATATCAGGAGCAGATATATTTTCTTTATCAGTTATAAAGTAAAGTGTGTCAGTTTTGCCTTGTAATACAATTCTAAATTTATGTTGCCTAGTGTTTAGCTCATGTGGATCACAATCTATGTGTTCGTAGTTTGAAAAATTTGGCTGTGTAATCAACGCCATAACTCTGGCTTTTGTTCCCATCCACGGAAATATGTATTCATCAAACCAATCAACAATAATTTTAGGTGCATGGTCATTCCATTTAAACTCACCGGGAATGCTGTTAGATGCTGACATTCCACCTTTGCTCATTAAGGGTATCATTAGTGTATTGCGATATTCGTCCCAAAAACTAAATTTTTCAGGAATAGCTAAGATTTCTTTTGTTGCTGTGGATTTGTCTAGTAATGGAAAATTTACTTCGGCAAACATTATGTTATCCATTGAATTCTACCTTGATAAAATATTTATACTTGTAATTTTTAGGCTCAATAAATACCACATGAATCATTATAAACCAATATTTTGGCCAACCATTGCTGTATCACAAATTTTGGACATTATTACGATATCCGACGTTAATATTGAAAAAGTACAGGCTGTAAATAAAGCTACTAAAGAAACAATAATTAAGTTATTGAATATTGAGTTAGCACCAGGGTCTGATTATAAGATAATGTTAGTGTATATGCCACCTGGTAAAAAATTGTGGATACACTCAGATAAACCAGTTGAAACCAAAGATCTCGGCAAATCAGAAAAAGCTATATTTTTGCCATTGACTAGTTGTGAAAAATTGCATTGGTCCTGGTTTGAATGTATTGATCCTTCGCAGATAATCTACCATGTTGAAAAAGGCATGTGGCAACAAGCCATACCCATGATGCCATATAGTGCTGCTAAAGAAATAGAAACTGTTTCAGCTAATAGAACTATGATAACTGATATTGGCACTTGGCACGCTCTTAGAAATGAAAGCGATACTTCAGAAATAGCTCTTAGTATTAGAATATTACCATGGAGCTGGGAGAAATTTTCAACTAATGTGATTCCTTTTCCTATAAAATTATGAAATATTACAAATATTTAGATATAGACTGTTCTAAAGCTAGTGCCAAACTAGCACAATATGTATATGAAAATTCAGAATCAATATTAGAGTTGCAAAAAAATTCTGCGTGGAAGTCTGTAAATACACGAGATGTATTAGATAAAGTACCTGAACTTATAGAGATGGTTAAGCCTTTGAATATTACTATAAAATATCTTGCTTTTTTTATTACAGATACGCCATATGGGACTATACATATTGATAGTGATAAACAATCTACTGCTAGGATAAACATTCCTGTATTAAACTGTGATAAAAGTGAAACTAGATTTTTTACTATGAGTGAAGAACCAGTTAAAGTATTACAAAAAAATGGTATATCATTATTGAAATTAAATCCAGCAGCATGTACTCAAGTAGATAAATTTGAACTTACTAAACCTGTAGTATTTAGAAATGATCAACCACACCAAGTTGTTAGCTATAATGAAATTCAACCACGTATAGCATGTACAATTGGATTTTATGAAAACCTTGAACATCTGTTTGACTAATATGACAAAATATTGTGCTGATCTTGAGTTACCAATTTCATTGTTTAAATCTACATTGGATCCTATTGAATTTTTAAAACTAAACAACCCAACATCAGCAAGACATTATAAAATTAGCAATGAACTTTTAAGTGATGATGTTGTTAAATTTTTTGCAGATCACAGATTAACTATTAATTTTGTTGAAGTTTTTTATAGACCAGCCGGTGTAAATAGTTATATACACATAGACACACAAGAACCAGGTGATTATGTTAAACTAAATTGGGTATTTGGCGGAGAAGGAAGTACAATGTGTTGGTATGCTATAAAAGAAAATTGCCAAGGTGCTTCTCAAAAAACTTCCATTTCAACTTACGCTATACATTATGCGAAAGATGATGTCACTCTATTACATAGTCAACAAGTTGGGCAACCTACTTTGGTACAAGTAGGAATACCACATAGTATCAATAATAACAATCTTACTGAAAGATTTTGTGTTAGTATAATTTTTGGATATAGAGATCAAAACGGCCGCCCAACTTTTGACAATGTATATGAAATTTTTAAAAATTACATTAAGCAATAGAATATGTTTGATAAATTAGTTGTAGTCGGAGATAGTTTTTGTTCAGAGAGATATCAATCTACTGATTGGCCTGTATTTCTGGCAAATAAATTAGATGTGCCATTACATGGGGTAGGATATGGTGGCAGACCATGGTGGACTACACGAAGATGGCTACTTGAAAATAAGTCTATTCTTGATAAACAAACTTTAGTTATAGTATGTCATACAAATTTTAGTAGATTGCCTTCTATTTTAGATTTTCCTATTAATCCAGGCTTAATAAGAGCAGAAGTTAATTCAGATAAGTCAGACATAAAACATCTTGATCCAAGTGGTAAATTACATATCCTAGTAAAAGATTTTTATCAATCTGATTTGTATGTACCTGAATTTTACAAATGGGCAAAAGCTTCATGGATAAATGAGCTGAATGTCATGTCGGATAATTTTTATAAGTTAGTTCATATAAACTGTTTCGATGATTACGATCATGTGCCTACACATAATTCATGTTCTATACAAATTTCTAACAAGCTAACATCGTTGTTTAAAGCATCGCAAAAAGAACTAATTCCTCACGAAGGAGATCCATCTCAGGGTCATTTCGGTCCAGATTCAAGAAGTAATCATTTTAGTGAACACAATAATATAAAGTTAGCAGAGGGAATTGCTAAAATAATTATAGAGTCAAAATATGAAATTATAAATTATCTTAGTAATATAGATGAATGGGATTTTACCCCAGTTAAGTTTATTCCTGCCGTTCCTCCTACTAAATGGAAAATGCCATGGCAATAAGTCCAGAGTACATGTATAAGTTAGATTTACCACCATTAGATGAAATACTTTCAGATGAAGGCAAGACGGAATTATTAGTAGGTAATGAAAAACCACTGTATAAACAATATCATCCTAAAGGATTAGTTAAACCAGAGTGGTTGAATTGGTCGGGCATCGAATGGGATTTTGTTAATTTCTTTTATAAAAATAATCACACAGGAGTCATACATGTTGATGGTCGCAGAGTATGGGGCATTAACTGGATTTATAATGGATATGGCGTCATGGAATACTGGCGCCCGGAAGATGTAGATGAGATGAAGGAAGAGGGTGATACGATAGGTAGTAGTCGTATAGTTTGCGTAGCTAAAAAAAATCCCTTTAAAATCTATACGACTTTACCAGGTGCGTATTTAACTAATGCGGAAATACCTCATCGTCCATCAGGATTTAATGGCAGATATGCGTTTAGCTTACGATGTTATTCAAAAGCAATCACGTGGGATGACGCAGTTGCTAAGTTTCAGCACTTGTTTATATAGTGCCAGGATCTGGTAACCCTAATTGTGAAAATCCCCATGCTCGTTCATTACAGCCATTACATTTGTGACAACGGCCTACTTTAAACTTGTTACAAGTATGAGTAATGTAAAATAAGTCCTCTTGTTTACATTGTATAACAAGATCTATTATATGTATTTTGTTTAGCTCTTTTAGCGGTGTTTTGAATCTTTTAGTTTCTTTTGCCTCGGGTTGAACCCATCCTATCATGTGTTCAGGCTGTTGTTCAATTACTCCGCAATATGTTAGATCAAACCCTAAGTTATAAGCATGATTTACGCCTGACTTAACTTGCTGATCTTCTGGCAAAGAAGGATTTCCAACTATAATAGCATCTTGTTTGATTAAGTTAAACTTCTCATTCATATTTGCCACTACTAGTTTGCTAAAATACTCAGATCCTTCTTGGCGCATAATAGATATAGGTCGTATATCATGCCTATATCCTGTGTTTTTGTTTTCCTGCAACATTAAGTAATACAGTATAGCACTGTCTATGCCACCACTGATAAGGACTGCTATTTTAGCTCTTTCTTCTGGAAGTATTAGGTTAAAAGTTCGTTGATTGCCAACGGGACCGCACGTTATAATCATAATTTTATTTATAACTACATTGTGGGACCGTTGCCATTTTTAAAGCCAATAGCACCACCTTCAGCTTCAATGCGTTTGATAACATCTTCAAACAAAATTGGAGCAAAGTCAGTTTGTTCTACACAAACACAGTGGTATCTGGTATCAATTTCATCACCATATACAATCTCACCAGACTTGTGATCAAATCCTGTTGCTTTCATAACACGATCAGAATGAAGATGTCCGTGAATATTAACTCCAAATCGTCCCATACTGGCAGAGTGAAGTGGAATATGACTAAGGATCATTCCGTTAAGTACATGATAAGCACGAAGCTCACGGAAGTGTTCACGGTATTCGTCATCACGGAAGATGTCATGGTTACCACGGATAAGAACCTTGTCGCCATTGAGACGCCGCATAATACCAAGTGCCTTGCGGTTAATTACCACATCACCGAGATGGTATACTTTGTCGCTAGGCTTAACACGTTCATTCCAACGCTTAACCATCTCTTCATCCATTTCCTCTGCGGTATCCCATGGACGAAGCTTGGTCTCACCATCTTTACGCATGAAACGGCATACACCTGCGTGTCCAAAATGAGTATCACTGACTAAAAATGTTGCTGGCATATTGTTCTCCCGTATAAAAATATATTATAACATGAGTCAAATAAAAACGCAACCAAAATATTACTTTTGGTTGCCCATAGTATTGACTTATGTATTATTGTGTGTTTTAGTTTGCTTAATCAGCATTGCGATTAAGATAATCAGCAACTGCTTTGTATACTAAAGTTCCGTATCTTTTTAGTAGAGTATGTTCTTGATAGTTATCTCTATCTCTAAAATAATCGCCAAGATAGTTTTGTAATTTTGCCATTGTGGCTGAGTCAGCTTTAGCACCTGGCACATTTAATTTATTATCTTTGATAAACTTTGCTGCGGCTTGATTTGCAAACGCTGTCATTTCTTGTGGACTAGCTCGAAATATTCTATAGTTTTCAGGATCATCAAGAGCACCAGGTGTGTCTACCATAGCTTTGAATGCTTCTTTATTGGGTACTTCTGGTGTCTTAATATAGCTTCTATAGTCTGTGTTATCAGCTGATATGCCCTTAGTTGCTTGTACAGCATGTTGTTGAGCATGAACCATTTCATGTATGAATGTACTGGCACAATTTTCAAGTATAGGCATCTTGGCAGTAGATAAATTTTTTGTAAAGCGATTTATAACTTTTTTAGCAGTTTTTGTATAATTAATTGGTTTAGCACTATTGGATCCTATCTCATATATCCATTTAGCCCAAATGGGCTTGACTATTCCATTAATATACGCAATATTCAATCTAACTTCCAATCCATACGCCTCACCATTGGCATCTTCCAATTGTTCAAAGATAACATCGGATAAAGGCACTTTCATTTTATTTACTGCTAACTTTTTTAATTCATCTGCACAATTTTGCTTTACTAATTCTGGAAAATCAAGAGCTTCCTTAACTGACCTCAATGTTGCTGTTTCATCTATATCAGCTTGCATTTCAGGAGTGATTATTACTTTAGGCAACTCAGCACATGCCTTTATAATACCTTTTTTCATGGCATTCTCGGCGTCATCAATATATCTAGTAAAATTGATAGCTTCATTTACATTTTGTGTTATTTCATATAATCGCATAGCTTTATTTATGAGCAATTTTATCTGGTGGTGAAGAGTGGATTCGAACCACCGACCTTGTGAATATGAGTCACCCGCTCTAACCAACTGAGCTACATCACCATGGTGTTTTTATGAATTGGATTTAACGGGGATTTTTCTTTTGAAACATTCTTTTTCAAAAAACTCAGGATGATATCGTTTCATCCAATTATTTATTTTTTGTGGAGATATACATAAAATCATTGCTACTTTGTTTACCCAACCAAATTTTGAAAAATCTATGCCATGATTGAAAATATCATTTTTTACTGATTCCCATTTTTTAAAAGTTTTTTGTTTAATTTTTACTCCTCTGGGTAATGTGTTTTTTTTGGTCATTTCTCTTATTCTTTTTTTCTCAAAGTAAGATTCTATTACTTTTTCATTATCAAATGGTATGTCAAAATTAAGAAACTGTGCTATAGATTTCTCATTAAAACACTGCGAATAATGTACTTCTATTAACTTCCAACCAGCTTGTTCTATTAAGTTATGTCTATTACTATAATACGGTTTTAATTTTCCCTCGGCATCATAATGTTGATTGCCATTTATTTCAATCCCGACCATAATATGTGGAAAAGCAATATCAATAGAAAATCCTCTGTCTAAAAGAGGAGGAAACTCTGAAACATATTGGATATTCTTATTTTTTAAATATTCTTTAACATTTTCACAGGGAATTGAGACATGTTTATTTTCTTTTTTCCATGGATGTTCGTTGGGATTCTCGGCCAAAAACTTTGTTCTTTTTGCTGATAATAATTTTTTGGTAGCAGGTGACACAGTGGTGGCACATTCTACCCCGCATGTTTTTCTTCTTTTACCTACAAAATTATTTCCACAAGTTATACATTGTTTTGGTAGAAGCTCTTTGTTAATTTTTCTATTGGGATTTTTAACACACCATCTAGCATGAGCACCTGCAGAATTATGATTTTCTAATTGGATATTACAATATTTACATTCTATCATTTGAACTTCCTTTAACTTGTATGACACAAGTACTTATACAAAAAGTTCAAATTTAGAATATTTGGTCAGCCCGCCCTGGCTCGAACAGGGAATATAAATTTAGAAGAATTATGTGATTTCCTATTTCACTACAGGCTGATTATTATATTGAAGCACACTCTGGTTTTGTCCGGTAAGGCAAAACGTTGGCATGCCTACTTAAATGTGCTTCAATATAATAATGGTAGGGGCACACGGTAACGATCCGTGGTCGACCGGTTAAAAGCCGGATGCTCTGCCATTGAGCTATACCCCCTTTGCTTATCTAACTTACGCTGAGCCTTGTGTGGCTTAGCATGACTTCCCGCACTTCTTTTACGTGCCAGCATCACGAACGGGTTTCGTGGATTTAGTGTTGGCACGATCATCTTAGACTTCATAACTACTCCTTTTCAATTTTACGACCGCTTTTGCGTGACTTCACGCCAACGGTAAACTTAATTTTCTTACCGTTACCTGCCTGAACAACACGGCAGTCGTGGTAGCAACGCTTAGATCCAAACGCTTTCATAACTGCTCCTTTGATTAACAAGTACTTATTATAGTTGAACTTCAATTAAATGTCAACTGGGGTGACAAATACTTACTGAACTTACAAGTTAGACTAAATAAGTATATGTATAAAATAATAAACTGTGCTATATGCCATCGTGATTTCAACGGCCAAATATCAGGCATTCATTTAAAAAATCATGGCACTAATACTCGTGACTATGAACTAAAATATGGTCCAGCTCGTGACCCTCAACTTATTCTTGATGCTAAAAATGGCGGCAAAAAAGGTGGTGGTAACCAAGGCGCTATTGATGCTCATAAGCGTAAAAGAGAATACTCTAGGACGGTTTATCTAACAACTCCTAAGCAGTGCAAAGCGTGTTCAGTGGAACTATCATACGAAAAACGACACTTGACATTCTGTTCTCAAAGTTGCAGCGCAACTCATAACAACAACGAAAGAGACTACGCCTTATACGAAAAAGTCAAGAAGACTTGGGCAGATAGACGAGTGCCTAAACAAGAACCCGCACCTCACTCTAAACTCATTCTAAACACTTGTCGTCATTGTAAAATTAAGTTCGTGAACAGATATAAAACAGGTTACTGTAAAGAACACATACATTTACATAAATCACTAAACCGGGCCAGATATTACTTCAAGTTCAATGTGTTTCACTATCCTGACCTATTCGATTTAAATGAACTAACACGGGTTGGGTTCTATAATGCCGGTGGTAATAATAAACGCGGTATAAATATGAACGGATTGTCTCGTGATCATCGTGTATCAGTCAGTGAAGCTATGCTCAATAACTACGATGAATACTACATTCGTCATCCAGTAAATTGCGATCTGATGCCACAGAATAAAAACTCAAGAAAACACAGTAAATCTTCAATAACCTACGAACAACTTGTTCGTGAAGTTGATGACTATGACAATAGGGGTGACCACTGAGAAGTCTCACTCAGACTATAACTTTCACAGAGTTAGGTGCCTATTTTACACTATGGTCACCCCTATTATCACAGTCACCATTGATTGGTCCACCCTCCTGGTTACGCTCCAGACTATCCAGCTCTTCAAACTGGCGCTTTCACTAGATTAGCTTAGGGTGGAAATAACATTTAATTTAACTAACATACTAACATATAAGTATTAGAATGTCTAATATTATAATTTTTGCTGATACTGCTGCTGATGATTTGGTATTTTGGCCAAACCATAAAAAATACAACCGTTCTATGAAAACTGCTGGTCCTTACCGTGTGGCAACAGAAGTAAGGAAATCAGGATTCACCTGTCAAGTAATAAGTATGTTTACTTCATTTACGCTAGATGAATTAGAGAAAGCATGTAACAAATTCGTTGATAGTGATACTATAGCTGTTGCTTTTAGCACAACATTTTGGCAAAATACTAAAAGTGGCATAGCCGACTTAATTTTAAAAATTATTGATCAAACTAAAAATTTAAATAAAGATACGCAAATAATATTTGGCGGACCTAATGGATTAAATTTATTAGAGCATGTACCTAAGGTAGATGCTATATTTTTAGGGTATAGTGAAAAACAATTTACAGACTACATGATAGCCATACGGAATAAAACTACAATACCTATACCTACAAAAAAAGAAAATAATACTTTAATTTATGATGTATCAGTATCAGACAAAACGTTTGATTTTTGTCGTTCTCAAATTATCTATCAACGAGAAGATTGTGTGGAACATAAAGAACCAATGGTAATAGAAGTGGGTAGAGGTTGTATTTTTAAATGTAAGTTTTGTGCTTATCCATTGAACGGTAAGAAAAAATTAGATTTCATCAAACACTATGACGTATTGACAGAAGAGTTAATCTATAACTATGAGCAATTTGGTATTGATCAATATGTATTGAGTGATGATACGTTTAATGATAGCAATGAAAAAATAAAAGAACTACATAAAGTGTTTACTTCATTGCCATTTAAGATTCACTTTGCCTGTTATCTTAGACTTGATTTATTATATTATCATAGAGAGCAAATTTCTTTATTAAAAGAAATGGGTCTACGAGCATGCCATTTTGGTGTAGAGTCGTTTCACGATAAAGCTGCTAGAACTATTGGCAAAGGTCTTGGCGGAGATAAATGTAAGCAACTTTTAAAAGAACTGAAAAATGAATTATGGGGCAAAGACATCAAAATTTTAATTAGTTTAATAACAGGACTTCCACATGAAACTTATGAGTCCTATGAAGAAACTAAACAATGGATCTTAGATCCCACTAATTTAGTTGATGCAGTGCAGATTACAGCTCTACAAGTTAGAAATCCAATATATGATTACAGCCCATATAAAAGTGAATTTCAATTAAACTCTTCAAAATATGGTTACTATTGGCCTGATCCTACACGACCTAAAGTGTGGAAAAATTTCTCTAGCCCTGTTAAGCAAATATCAGAAGCCGAAGCATTGGAAAAAGAATTAACTAAAGCCGCCAATTCGGTTGATAGACAGATAGGCGGAGGATTTGGATTCATTACGATAAACCGAATGGTTAAATATTTTCAAGAACCCCTAACGTTAGAAGAACAAATTAAAATGAGTAAATCTGAATATACAGAATGGGTAAAACGAAATAAAAATTCAGCAGCAGAGCTTTATCGTCAAAGCTACACTAATTCAATTTTAAACTTATAATGGTGGATCGTGTAGGGATTGAACCTACGACCTACGCCGTGTAAAGGCGCCGCTGCTACCGCTGAGCTAACGATCCGTGAAATTAGATATTTTTTGCTACTAGTAAAGTGTAAAAATGTTTTTCACTTTTTTTATCTTCACTCCAGATATCTTCTGGAGAAATATTAACACCGTCAAATACTATTGGATTTCCAGATTCATCACGCATGTACTTGCCTTGCTGCATAATAAACACATTATGCTTATCAGCTGCACTTTTGCGGATAATCTTTAACCACAATTCTTTTCCGCCGACATATTGTACATTATCACTCACGATAGTATATCCTTTATTTAATATCATCTTATATAACTGATATCCATATCCAAATCCTCGTATTTTATCAGCGGCTTCCACTAACGAAATTTGAAGTGTTGCTCTGCCACCTGCTTCTCCTCCTACTGTACCTTCGTGAAATTCAATTTGTGCCATAACTTCCATTGAAGTTTTCCCATCATTGCGTTGAACAGCTGGCCCAATTATTGCAATTGATTTATCTTTTTTTAAACCTGCAATAATCTTTTTATCTCCCACTTGAGTTGCTTCTAGTAAAATGTAGTCACGATCAAGTGTATCTATACTTACTAAATGAACTTTAAAATCCGTGGTAGGTAATTCTTTTGGGTTATAAGTTGGCATTTCAAATAGCTCTTTGAATTTCATGGAATATTCCTAATAGTGCATATATTTATTGAATTTGTGGCAGGAGATACAGGGATCGAACCTGTGTATGCTGGAATCAAAATCCAGTGCCTTACCAGCTTGGCTAATCTCCAACTAAACTATTTGTACTTTCTACTTTGTTTCTTAGGACGAACGGCTTCAATTTTTCTAAGATATTCAGTAGGATTAATACGACCTTCTTGAATTTCAAGTAATATTTCTGACCATCTGGTAATCTTATCAGTGCCCATTCTATGAAACTTAAGTTCACGCATTCTTGTTGCTGCGATTAGTACTAAATCATAGCGTTTATTGTCTACTTGATTGACGCAAACATTGATATCGATAAGGCTAGCTGCTGTTTTGACTGACATATATTTCCTAAATTTAAATTACATTGAAATGGTCGGGGTACAAGGATTCGAACCTTGGGCTTCTTGCTCCCAAAGCAAGCACTCTACCGGACTGAGCTACACCCCGTTTTTACTACAATACTATTTTTGCTAATTAAATCTTATCTACAAACACGAACATTATAATACTGTTTTGTGTAACCATTCCATTGTTGTACATAAGAACAACGAACAGGTGGAGCTACATATACAGGCCTAGGTTGCACATAAACTGGTGCTGGTTGAACATATACAGGGCGTGGCTGAACATAATATGGATCAGCAACAACACATCCTGTGAGTGCTAATGTCGCTACTGCAATTGCTAAAACTGCCTTCATGTTAACTCCTGGTTATAAAATGGTTGCGGAGTGATGGATTCGAACCACCGATCTGCAGCTTATGAGACTGCCGGGATGACCACTTCCCTAACCCGCAATTAATTTACTATATACACATTATACATAGTATTGTATTTAATGTCAACTTAAATGGTGGAGGATAACGGGATCGAACCGTTGACCTCCTGGTTGCAAACCAGGCGCTCTCCCAGCTGAGCTAATCCCCCTAAAAACTCTCGGACAAGTTGAACACTGTCCTTCCCTTATATGACTATGTTCAACTGTCATATAAGGAGTACTCTGTTTAGATCTGTGAGCAGGATATCGGGATCGAACCGATGGCATTCTCGTTGGCAACGAGACATTCTACCGCTGAATTAATCCTGCTCACAAATCTAAAGTAAAATGAGCGGAATATCAGAATCGAACTGATAACAACAGATTGGAAATCTGTAGTTTTACCATTAAACTAATCCCGCATTGTACTTCAACTATCTTTTGGTGCGACTGGCCGGAATCGAACCGGCATGGCCTTCGCCGAGAGATTTTCTTACCACTATAGCTTTCGCTACCCTTTCAGTTTGGTGGTCTGGACTATACCTTCATCATAGCATTAATGCCTTAGATGCTCGCCGTCTAGTCTCTACACCTTCAGAATATTTCTATTCAGCTTGGCTCGGTATTAGCAGTTAAGCTTTCACCGAATTTGACGAGTTCTACTCCTACCATTTCCAGTAGGGCACTCAAATTCTACTCTCAAGTCTCTTGTGTCTACCTATTTCACCACAGTCGCATTGTTACTATTATATAGTGCTTTATTATTAATGTCAAATATTATGGTGCCCCAGGCGAGACTCGAACTCGCACACCTTTCAGTACTAGTTCCTAAGACTAGCGTGTCTGCCATTCCACCACCAGGGCTTTATTCTGTTATTTCTATCCAGGAGTGATCTCCTAGATATCTTACTTGTATTAAATATTCATAATTAACTGGAACGCCACTACTCCAATCTGATGGTGACATGCCAGTTAGTATAGTTATATTCTTACGGGTATCTTTAACTACCCAATACACATGACCCATACTCAGCTGAAAATCATATTTACAACTGTGTACTAAGTCAGTCATGTCTAGTCGGCGCTTAATATCTCCCGCTTGTCTTTCTAATACTGCTACTAATTCCATTATTCTATCATATTCCTGTTGAGCATACAAGCGGGCATTATTAATCATAATGTCTTTTTGTTGCGTAATTGGAACTAGATCAAACTTAGGACCACCTGCTTCAGTGGGATAAGGTGTTACATTACGATTAAAGAACGGTACTACAGTGTTACCCATAGTACTGTCATAACTCTTACGACCTTTTGTGATGTTACTCATTAGCTGCCTTTAAACAATATATTAGATATTCTTCTTCGGTTAACCACACATGTTCAGTGTCATAAGCGCCATAATCAGCTATTACTAAACCTTCTCTGGCATATTTAAACCATATTAGGTGTTTACTTTCAACTGAACGTTGTGGTAACCAAGCAAATTTTTTACTCCAATAGACAATGCTACGCTTCTTACTGTTGAATCGTTGGGAATACATAAGATTGTCCTGTGGCATAATTTTTACATCCTTTTTAGATGTTACTCTCATTTCTTTTTCTCTGATTAATGTCTAGATGTATAAATACTTATATGAAAAATCGTTTATATAAAAATAAAAATTATCCTTATGTCTACATTGGCATTCATAAAGTTACCGGTCAATTTTATATCGGATATCGTGAAAAAAATAAAATTCAATCTCATTTAGATTTGGGATTTCATTATAACACATGTTCATCTGCACAGCTAGTAAAAGACAACTTTAATGACTTTATATGGTCGGTTGTTGCTGAATTTTACACTGAAACAGCTAGTGATGATGCTTATTGGTTTGAACAAGATTTAATTAAAGAAAATATTAAAAATCCATTATGTTTAAACAAACATTATGTTGATAAAACACTTGGTCATAATCGTTTTAGTTCAACTTCTCCTGAGTCTCGCATTAATATTTCTAAAGGCAGAAAAGGAATTCTTAAAGGCAAAACTTATGAAGAAATTTACGGAAATGAAAAAGCAAAAGAATTAAAACAGATTCGCTCCGAACACTTAAGTAAAATACGACAAGAACAAGTTAGCGCAGGAAAACCTAATCCAATGGCCGGAAAAAAGAGACCACAATCTGTATTAGATGCTATGGATAAAGGCCGTAAAAAATCTATTGGAAAATTTTGCTGGATCACAAACGGAACTTTAAGTCGTAAGCATCCTGTTTGTGATCCAATTCCGGAAGGATTTCATAAAGGCCGCGATCCTTCATTTTTAAGAATTAGCAACTTTTAAACCTTTAAACCTATCCGCAGCATACGAAGCAGCCCAGGCATGTGGCTTAACTTGTGGCTCTACATTACAAGTACCGCGAATATATCCAATAGCTTGTGACACTACATTAGAGCTGGCATGTTGGTCATTCGGATTAATATCTAAGTGTACCGAAACCTCACGATTTTCCAGAACTTCTGCTAATTTAAGATACAGTTCTGAAACCTTAAACACTTCAGTCATAAGCCTAGTGTTAGGTTTGTCAACCTTGTCGTAATCTCTTTCACGAGTTACCTCACCAAATAGTTTACAACCATGTTTTCCATCTAAGTGAACAACAATTGCTGCCGTGTAGTCAGCATACCATTGTGTACCTTTTTTAATTCGTTCAGAGTCAACACCAATATAAATTTTAGTGTCAGGACCTTGTTTATCTATGAACTCTTTGATTTGTGGTATGTTGAACTTCATTACGACCTCTCAGGTTAATTTGGCTGGCCAGGTAGGACTCGAACCTACAACCGACGGTTTTGGAGACCGCTATTCTGCCAATTGAACTACTGACCAATGTTAAAAATATGTATATCGTTTTAATAAATTTGATTTGTTGTTGACTAGGCGATCAAACTGACCACTCCTACCATCAACATAGAATCCACTAGGATCTAGAATCTTACCACGGACTTCTACCCAACTATGGGGAATCCATTTGAATTCATCTTCTAGTTTGTTGTTAGTTATAAATGTTACTCTGTCTTGTTCTTTATTAGGATCTAATCCTTGCTTTTTCATAGCAATTATTTCTTTCTGAGTAAATGATTCTAAATCTGTCTGCGGAGTATCTGTATATAACCATCCGCCTACTTTTTTACTACCTGAAAATCTACCTATTGGCACTACTTCAGCAAACCCACCTATTTCATCGGCTAAATCATTTGATGCTTCAACACATCCTGTTTCGCCTGTTCTAAAATATTCAGGTAATTTATCTTGATGTTTGTTCCAAAATTTAATTAGTATTGGATCAAATTGACTTGCAGATTCCGCTAATAGTTCTATGATTTTCATAATAGTATTTATACTGGTACCTTCGACAAGAATTGAACTTGTAATGGCCGCTTATCAAGCGGCTGTTATACCATTTAACTACAAAGGTATTACTGTGGTGCGTCCGGAGAGATTTGAACTCCCAACAGCTGGTTTCGAAGACCAGAACTCTATCCAGTTGAGCTACGGACGCAATATTTGGTAGTAGCGTAGAGATTCGAACTCTATCGTTGCAGCCCATCTGACCACTCTCCCAGGTTTATAAAACCCAGCCGCATACCAATGCTCGCTACTATTTGGCGGAGCGTTAGGGAGTCGAACCCTATCACCGGTATAACCCGATGTACGGATTAGCAATCCGCTGCCTTACCATCCAGCCCACGCTCCATAAAACATTACTACTGAAACTTTGGCGAGTAGCAGAGGAGTCGAACCCCATCCCCATTACAGAGAACCCAGTTTTCAAGGCTGGTCGCAGGACCAACCCCGCTGCATTACTACTCTTTAAAACTGGTACAGCGTACGGAATTCGAATCCGTGTTGCCCACGTGAAAGGCGGGAGTCCTAGGCCTCTAGACGAACGCTGTATTGAAACTTGGTGGAGTATACTGGGAT